AATGGGAATGTTGTTTGCTTTTAAGAAATTCAATTACGGTGGACCTGGCGGAAAGTCTACAATTGCAACAGATGTTACCCAAGCCCATATTGCCTTACCGTTGCCAGAAAACTTAGTTGATAGTATCGGCATCAACTATGAAACTGCTGATTTAGGATTGGCTGCAGTGGGGTTTCAAGCTGGTGCAAAAACGGGTGAAGCTTTGAAGACCTTTTTAAATACCCAAGATGCAGCCGCTGCAAGTGGGGCCGTGGGAAGTATAGATGTAGCGGGCGGAGCAGAGTATGTTTTAAGATCTCTTGCACAAGTATCAAGTTCTGTTAGTGGCTTATTAAACCTTAATGCTGGCAATGTTCCTAATCCATTCCAGACTGCTATCTTTAAAAATGTTGAGATTAGACAACACAATTTTACATTTAGGCTTACACCAGAAACACCTGAAGACTCAGTAATGATTGCAAAAATTATAAGTGAGTTGAAATTTCACGCTCTACCTGGTGGTTCGGCAAGTAGTACATTCCTCAGTATGCCAGATGAAGTGGATGTGCTGTTCTTTGGTACAAACGCGTTATATGGCTTTGCAAGATGTGTAATCAAAAGAATTCAAGTTAACTATGCACCCCAGAATGTACCATCATTCTTTAAGAATACAGCGGAAAGTAAATTGGTTGGTGCACCGCAGGCTGTTGAACTACAGATTGAATTGAGTGAAATTGAGCAGTTGACAAGATCATCGTATCAAGCTGAATATAATAATATGGATAATTTAAGTGGTCCACAGTCACCAGAAGGTGCAGAGTCGTTACCAAATGCCGAGCAACCTGGTAATAAACTAAGATCTGGTGTAGATAACCCAACTCAGAGATACTTAAATGGTGGGGGTGCCTAATGGCAGTAAACTATTTTAAAAATTTTCCTGTTGTTCAGTACAACGAGCATGCTTTAAGGAACATAATTCTTAAAGCCAAAATCAGTAAGAACCTAATTGAATCCTATGATGCCTACTACCCATATACTGTTAAGGCAGGAGAAACACCAACATCCCTTGCTTATGATTATTATGGATCAGTGGAATATGTTTGGTTAATTTTCTTAGTAAATGATATTGTTGATCCATACTATGATTGGCCAATGGACGATAACATTTTTGATGAGTACATCATAAAGAAGTACGGTAGCATTGCTACAGCAATGAACATAGCATTGAGTTCATACTATCGTAATTCTAATTACTCATACTATATGACAAAAACAACGTATGACAATATATCGGCTGGGGAAAGAACAGGATGGCAGCCAATATCTAATTATAATTATGAACTTATTAAAAATGAAGAAAAAAGAAAAATTAAACTTCTTGATAGATCAGTAGTTGTCGATGTATCGCTTGAGCTAGAAAGAGTGTTGAAGAAGGTCAATAAAGTATGACAACACAAGATATTCTGGGTCAGCCATTTATTATCAATAACAAGCAGGTTGACCAATTTGGCTATAAGGCGTTATTAATTAAAAATACAAATAATTCTAAGGCTCAATTTAATTTTACAACATACCTTCAAAGGTTTTCTTTATTTGAGGGTATGTTCTCAAAATTTATGTATATTGAAGGACAGATCTTTGATGGTGCAACTTTTGTAAAAACAGTTGGTCTACAAGCTGGCGATATTATTAAAATTGACTTATTTAAACAACCAGAAGATTCTTTAGATGATATTATTTCTAGTGAGTTTTATATTGAGTCAGTTAGTGGCAGTACAAAAATTGTTAGTGGCAAAGGTGAAATTTTTACATTTAGAGCTGTATCTAAAATAGGGTTTATGGCCTTAAAGTCAAAGGTTAAAAGATCATTTAACGGTAAAGCATCAGAGATCATACAACAGATTTGTGATAAATTTTTTGATCTTGAACCTGGTAAGGTTAGTGCAAACAATATTGAAGAAACATTTGGTGTTTTAAATATATCAGCTTCTTCTTTACAACCATTTGATGTAATTGAAAGAGTAAACAGCCAGGCAGTATCACCTGCAAACAAAGCTGGAGATAATAATTTTTTCTTCTATGAAACAAGACAAGGTGTTGTGTATAAGTCTCTAAGAAAAATAGTTCAGGATGCTAATACATTTAATTATATTATTCCTGCTGATAAGAATAGAAGTGAGGAATCAAAAGACCAAGATTATTTTAGAATTCTTGAATTTGAAGTCAAGACAACAGACAATCAAAGTCAAAAGGTTGAAGAGGGTGTCCTTGAAAACCAGACGCTAACTTTTGATTTTATATCAAGAAAGATTGAAAAGAAAACATTCAAACTTAAGGATAATTTCAAAGATATATTGTTGATGGGTGAAAATTTAAAATTTGATATGGATGAAATTGACAATCTTGTTGGAGATGAGCAACGCACAACAGATGAAGAGCAGAATGTCTTTCCAAGATGCAGTAGTAAATCTTATGATCAACAAGAAGATTTTATTAGTCTAAAACGAGGTCCATCGCAGGCACAATATCAGTTAATGAATCAGACTGTTATATCCTGTAGAGTGCTTGGTAATCCAAAAATTAAACCGGGCGACATAATTGAGCTTAAAGCTGCCCAGGCTAATCCATCTGACATAGAACAACGAGATTTGTTTTTAAATGGTAAATTTTTAGTTGGTAGTGTCAAGCATGTTGTTATAGATGCTGGGACATATGAGACAGTTGTTGATTTATTTAAGGATGGATATGAGCTTGACATTTCTAACTTTAGAAGAGACACTAATAGTAACTTAATTAAACAAAGACAATAATATGGAAACAGGTCAATCAAATTTTAAAAATATGGTTTGGTTCATGGGTGTTGTTGAAGACATTAATGATCCAGAGAGCCTCAATAGAGTAAGAGTCCGCTGCATTGGTTATCATACAGCAGATAAGACATTAATGCCAACTGCTGATCTACCTTGGGCTCCATTCCTTTCTTCCACAGCTCAAATGTCATCTCCAATGGTTAACCAAGGCGACTGGGTTGTTGGATTCTTTGTAGATGGAGAACAAGCCCAGCAACCAATAGTTTTTGGTTCAATGGTCGGCAAGCCAGGAGAACCAGCAAATCCAAACGAAGGGTTCTATGATCCACAGGGCATCCATCCAAGATTTCCTGGTGAGGGAACAAACCCAAGACACGCAAGAGGTGAGGCTGGTACACCAGATAGAAATGCTGTAGCCTTTTCAAGATCAACAGCAACATCGAGCGTACCGGTTGCAGATGGTAGTAAGTTTGCCGAGCCTGAGTCAAAGTTTGATGCAAGGTACCCTGCCAACCATGTCATGGAAACGGATGCTGGCCATGTATTTGAAATGGATGATACGCCTGGAGCAGAAAGAATCCAGATCTTCCATAGAAAAGGTTCATTTGTTGAATTCCACCCAGACGGCTCTATTGTTCATAGAGGTGCTCAGGATCGCTATCATATTATTTTAAATAATGAAAATTTATATGTTGGCGGCAACATGAATATGTCTGTTGTTGGTGCCGTTAATATTCTATCTGGTACAAACACAAATATTTCCACAGGTGGGGATGCTACCTGGAGAGTTGGTGGTAACTTAAAGGTTGATGTTGGTGGCAACTTTGATGTGGCAGTTGGCGGTGCAACAAACATTGACACAGGTGGCGGAACAATTGTTTACTCAGGTGGTACAGTTGAATTACAAGGTAGTGAGGTTCATTTCAATAGGCCAACAGCTAAGCCCCTTGGGGCAATTAGAGCACCAGAAACTATTACAAAATCCGAGGCTGGCGGTCCAACTGTATTTGAAGTCTATGCGTTTGATGATGATGTTGAAAAAACATTAGAAGAATATAACAATGTTATTGTATCTAATGGGTTAGTTCCAGCTGACAATACACCACCAGTTGAAGGTGCTTCTGACACACCACCTGCTGGCGGTCAAAATAAGGATGTTAAGTGTGGTTCTATTATTCTACTGGATGATTATAAGAAGGTAAAGGTATCAAAAAACTTTACACTGGCAGACTATACACAGAATGGAACAAGAAAGTTGAGAGACCAAGGCGGTCTAACTGCAGCAGATATTCTATGCAATATTATTAAGCATGCTGAGAATATTATGGAACCAATTGTAGCTGCGGGGTTTAGAGTATCAATAACCTCAGGCTTTAGAACACCAGATGTTAAGCTTTCTGGTGGTGGAACAAACAACAAGTCGGACCATAATACAGGCCGAGCTGTAGACTTTAATGTTTTTGGTATGTCAGCCTATGAAGCTGCATTAAAGATATACCCAATTGTTGGTAAAATTTCTAAGCAATTTTTCCTAGAATATAATTTAAATGGTGGTGGCCCTGGTTGGTTGCATATTGCCTATGCAGATGGGGCTAAGCATGCCCTCCCAATGGCTACATGGAGTGTTCCAAGAATCCATGCTCGTAACAAGTTTGTTGACTTAAAGCCTGGGCAAAAACTAGGATGAGTGCTGTAGCTAGAAAGGACGATAAGGTACATTCACCAACTGGTGAGGGTACCCGCTGCGGGAATCCTGTTAATACAGCTGTTGGTGAGGTTAATTCCAGCTCAGTATTTTCTAACAATAAATTAATAGTTGTTAAAGGTAATAAGATAGCTCCACATAAAAGAAAAGGATGCGAGCTAGATGAATCAGTCCTCGACAAACACTCTCCAAACGTCTTTATTGGCGGTAAGGAGATAGGAAGAAAGGACGATCATTACGCTACGGGTACGCCTGAGCAGAATACAATCACCGAAGGGTCACCAAATGTATTTGCAAATGGTTAATATAAATAACCTTGATATAGAGGTTTTATATGTCTAGTTACACGAAAACAACTTCAACATTTATTAAGAGGAATGTCAGATACTCTGATTTGGGTATCAACTTTGGCAGAAATCCCTTCAACAGTGATCTTAATAGAATTACTGAGGTTGACAGTGTAAAGAGAGCCATTAAAAGTTTAGTCTTGACTAACAGATACGAAAGACTTTTAGATCCTGAAATTGGTGGAAATGTCAGAGCTCTTTTGTTTGAACCTATGTCTAGTATGACAACAACAGTTTTAGAAGATTATATAACAGACACAATTAAGAATTATGAGCCTAGGGCAATCCTTGATAAGGTAGTTGCCACGCCAGATTATGATAGAAATTCTTACGAAGTAACAATACAATTTAGAATTAACTCAGTTGAGCAACCACAAACACTTGAAGTTGCTCTAGAGAGGATAAGATAATATGGCAAATGGATTCTTAACAACTTCTGAGCTAGATCTACAGAACTACAAATCTAGCTTAAAAACATTTCTATCCCAGCAAGAGCAATTCAAAGATTATGATTTTGAAGGCTCAAACTTATCTGTATTACTTGATCTTCTTGCCTATAATACCTTCATGAATGGTGTGTATCTGAACCTAGTTGGTAGTGAGATGTTCTTAGATACATCTCAACTTAGAGAATCCATTGTTTCGCATGCTAAGGAACTGAACTATACGCCACGTTCTAGAACAGCTGCTGTTGCCTATGTTAATATTACTATTACACCTACCGATGCCCCTGATTCTATCACAATTCCAAAATATTATGAGGTTAATGGTAGGACAGATGATAATACTACCTACTTCTTTACGACTGATGAAACAATTATTGTTAGACCCGTAGATGGTGTCTATGCAGTATCTAATGTTGCAATTTACGAAGGTAATATTGTCAAAGAAGTATTTGTAGCCAATGCATCATCGCGCTATCTACTTCAATCTGCCAACGTAGACATTAATTCAATT